GGCAACGGCACCAACAAGCCCACAGGCTTCTTGGCTGGCACGCCTGTGGCGACTGCTGACGCCTCACGCACGTTTGGCACGCTGCAATACGTACCCACTGGAGAGGCGGCGGCGCTTTCGTCCAATCCCTTTGATGAGATGATTGACCTGATCTACACGCTCAAATCGGGATACCGGGCAAGTGCGCGGTGGGTCATGAACAGCTTGACCATGGCTGGCTTTGCTAAGGTCAAGGATGCCGACGGGCAGTATTTGCTGCAATCGGCGGTGTCTGCGGCTGATCCGGCTACGATGAAGGGCTACCCGATCACAATTGCCGAAGATATGCCAGACATCGCTGCGGATGCGCACGCGGTTGCTTTCGGTGATTTCCAGCGTGGATACCTGATCGCGGATCGTGTCGGCATGGGCATCGTGCGCGATAACGTCACGAAGCCCGGCTATATCCGCTACATCATGTTCAAGCGGGTCGGCGGTATCCTCAAGGACACCAACGCGATCAAGCTGCTGAAGGTTGCCGCAACCTGAGTTTTGGTGAGGGGCCGGGCTATCTCGGCCCCCATCCTAAGCATAGGAGGTGCAACATGCCCAAGTTGACGAAAGCCATTCGCGCCGTGCCGCCGGGCGAGGTGTATCCGCGCACGTTTGAGGCGGGCGAAGAAGTTGAAGGCCGCGTTGCCGATGTTGCCGAGGCGATGGGCGCTCTTGAAAAGCCAGCGCCGAAAGGCAAGGCCATGAAGGCACCGGAAAACAAATGAAGGGCGCGTTTTCCGCCATCGTGACGCAACCTGCCACGCCGCTTTTGTCGCTGGCTGAGGCCAAGTCGTTCATCCGTTTTGAAGCCAACGACGACGACGACGATATCGAAGCGTTTGTCGCGGGATGCACCGATCAGGTGGACGCAGAGTTTGGTGAGTTGGGTCGCGCACTCATCACGCAGACATGGCGGCTGGCGTTGCCCGAGTTTCCGCAAGGGGACCGCATTGCGCTGCCGATTTCCCCGGTGCAGTCCATCACCAGCGTGACCTATTACGACGCAGACGGGGCAGAGCAGACGCTTGCGGCTGAGAAGTACCGGCTGATTGCGGGCGCGGATGAAGGCTTCATTGAACTGGTCGGGAATGAGATTTGGCCCGCGACCATCACACGCTCTGACGCGGTGAAAGTCACCTACGTGGCGGGCTACGGCGATGCTGCAACGGACGTTCCCGAGGGCATCCGGCAGGCCGTTCGGTTGATGGTTTCGCACTGGTACGACAACCGCAAGGCGGCGACAGAAGACAAGTTGTCGGAAATGCCGATGGGCGTGCGTTACATTCTGGCAAAATACCGCGTTCCGCGCGGTCATATCTGAGGGGCAGGCATGAAAGTCAAGCTAATCAAGGACTACAACGGCATCGATCGCAAGAAGGGCGACACGGTGGATTGCAACAAGGCCGAGTTCGAAAGCATGGTTGCGCGCGGTTACGTCGCTGACCCTGATGTCAAACCCGCGAAGGCAAAAGACGATGGCGCAGGCGGGTAAGTTCCGCGAGCGGGTCACGTTCCAACGCCTGACCAACGGCAGCGGCACGACGGACAAATACGGCAACGCACTGGACGTTTGGGGTGGGGATGTCGAGCGGTGGGCCGACATTATCGAGCGGCCAGGCCGGGAGCGCATCGAAGGCGGCGCGCTTGCGAGCGTGAACACCGCCACGGTGCGGGTTCGGGCCGACAGCGCGACAAAGACAATCGGCACCGGATGGCGCATGTTTGCGCGCGGTGTCTATTGGGACATTGAAAGCGAAATTCAGGTGGATCGCGCCGGGTCGTTTATCGAGTTTATGGCGCAGAAGGGAACAGCGGTGTGATTACCGGCGACAAGAAGCTGATCCGCAAGCTGTCCGACCTGCCGGTGAAGGTGCAGCACCGAGTGGCGCAGGCGGTCAAGCGCAATACGGAAGAAGGCGCGCGGGTTGCGCGGGCGCTTGCTCCGATTCGCGAGGGCTACACCAAAGGCGATATTTTCACTCAATACGAGCCGGACGGGATGAAAGGTTCGGTCGAGGCGGCAAGGCCGTTTAAGGACGAGCAAATCAGGGCCGGGGCAATCGAGTTTGGCCGAAAGCGCGGGCTGCGCGGCACGACAGCGCCGCAGCCATACATTCGACCGGCGCAGGAGTTCCTCGGCAAGAAGTTCGGGCGGTCCATTCGGCGAGCGGTCAAGAAGGCGGCGAAGGAATCGATGAATGGCTGACGGATACGCACTCGCAACGCAGGTTGCCGTCATCGCGGCGTTGAAGGCGGACGCTGGTGTTGCAGAGATTGTCGGGCAGCGCATCTATGACGAGCCGCCGACAGGTGTGGCTTTTCCGTACATTCATTTCAGCAGCGTAGAGCCTGCGCCATGGGACACGTCATGCACCCAGGGGGCGACAGTCCAGATCGGCCTGCAAGCGCACTCACGGGCCACACAGGGGCGCGTGCAGGCCACGCAGATAGCCGAGGCAGTCCAAACCGCGCTGCACCGCAATGAGGGCGCGCTGACGGTTGCCGGGTACAATCTCATCGAAGTGATATTTCAGACATATGTGACAGACCGCGACCCAGAAGGGCGGGGCTTCACATCCCGAATGGCGTTTCAAGCACTGCTTGAAGCACCAGCCTAAATCATCGCCCTTGGGCAAGGCATGACCGGAGCGCCGTGAGGCGTCCCATTCCCAAATTGAAGGAGCCTAATCATGGCAAAGCAACTAGGCCGGACGCTGCTGGTCAAAATTGGCGACGGCGAAGCATCTGAGGCGTTCGCAAATCTCTGCGGCCTCAACTCCAAGTCCCTGACGATCAACAACAACGCAATCGATGTGACGACGCCGGACTGCGACACACCCGGCGGTGTTTTGTGGACCGAAACGCTGTCAGGCGTTAAGAACGTGTCGGTTTCGGGCGATGGGTTCTTTGAGGATAGCACGGCGGAATTGCGTATGAACACCGTCGCGATGGCATCTGACAACGCTGCCAACTTCGAAATCACTGTCCCTGATTTCGGCACCTACGCGGGGTCTTTTAGGATCGACAGTGTGGAGTTTGGTGGCGAAAGTGAAGGCGGCGTGACCTATTCGCTTTCCTTGTCGTCCACGGGCGCTGTCACGTTCACTGCCGCCGCATGACTATAACCGCAGAGGCGCCTCGGGGTGGTCTTGTCGAGGAAATCGGCGGGGCCACCTATCCTTTTGTCTTGCGGAACCGTGAGATTGAACGGTTCGAGGACAAGCATCGCGGCATATTTGACCTGTGGGATGGCTTCTACCGAGGCGGCAAAAAGCCGACTTCAACGGAAGTACGGGACTTGCTGGCATTGGCTTTGGTTGGCGGCGGGATGAAGGACGCGAAGGCCGACGAAGTGCTGAAGGGCTGCACGCCCGGTGATTTGTTGCGCATCTATGCTATTGCTCAGGCAGTCTTAGGCGCGGCGTTCATGCCGGATGTTGGTGACGAACGTGAGGATAAAAAAAAAGCGGTGAAGCCCCAAGCCGATTGAACGTTCGGCAGATGATCCGCAACGGAATCGTCATTGGCATGAAGCCTGACGAAATCCGCGATCTTCTGCCGCGTGATGTGTGGCTTTGCTTTGAAGGCTGGAACGCAGCGCACGAAGGGCCGAAGCCTGGGTCAAGCGCGCCGTCCAAAGAAGAATACCTTGACCTTGTGAGGCGCGTCGATGGCAATTAGTGCGGAAGAACTGAACATCATTCTGCAAGTGCGGGATCAGCAGTTTCAGAAGGCGCTCAAAGCTGACCAGCGGCGAGTAAACAATTTCAGCAGCCGGGTTCGCAAAGACACCCGAGCTGTAACAAAATCGTTCAATACTATGGGGCGATCTGCCGGGGCAAACCGGGCCGCAATGCAGAATGTCAGCTTTCAGTTGCAAGACATTTTCACGCAAATCAGCATGGGTACGCCGATAACGCGCACTCTTTCTATCCAACTTCCGCAGCTTCTGGGCGGCTTTGGCGCGCTTGGCGCGGCTGTCGGTGTTGGTGTTGGTGCGTTGGGTATGTTTGCCCCTGCGCTATTGGACAGTACAGATGCGGCGGGGGACTTGGAGGACCAGCTTAAAGGGCTGTCCGAAGCTGTGGGCGCTTTGAATGATGCGCAGGAAATGGCTGCGTCAAGCAGCTCTGACCTGATTAACCAATACGGGAATCTTGCGCCGGTGGCGCGAGAGCTGCTTGACATCCAGCGGCAGGTTGCGGAAATCCGCGCTATGGAAGCGCTGGACACCGCCACGCGCGGGATGGCCGATGCTCTGGGCGTTGGCGGTGCGTTGGATTTTGCGGCAGACAATATCCGCGACATCAAGGGCAGCATGGAGGCGCTGCGCGCAGAACAAGACGCCTTGAACGCATCGGCGCGTGATTTGTCGGACACGCAGTTGCGCGCCGCGATCAAGCGCGGAGATGAAATAGCAAACGAGCTTGCTGATCTCGGAATTCTTCGCCGCAATATGGACGATCTTGCGGATATGTTCGGCATCACCGAGGATGCAGCTACGGAAGTCGCGGCCAAGTTTGCCGAAATCGGCGCAGCGGATGGGCCAGCACAGCAAGCGCAGGCGATGATCGATCTTGCTTCCTTCATCAAGCAGGCGTCGGGCAATCTGTCCGACGCAGAGGAAGAAGGTGACGCGCTCTATTCGCAACTTTTGGAGGCGGCGCGACAGGCGCTGTCTTTGTCTGCTGTGGATTTGCACTCAAATATCGGCGCTGGGGCAGATGAGGCCGACAGACTGGCCGGCAATCTTGAGCGTGCTGCAATTTGGGAGGCTGCTCGCGTTCAGCACGAAAGGTCGTCTGGTCGCTACTCGGGCCGTGGGGGAGACCCAAGACAATTTGACACCGATGGACGTTTGGGCGGCGGGTTTGTTCCGTCTCAAGATATTGTGGATCGGGCCAACAGCATGATGTCCGGGTCTTCTGGGCGCAAGGGATCAAGCGGTGGAAGGGCACGCACGCCGCGTGACGTGTTGTCCGATTTGGTCAAAGAGGTTGCGTTAAATGAGCAGCTTTTGGGCGCTTCCGAGGCGCGCGCACAAGTCATGCGGCGGCTTGGCGATGATGCCGAGAACTACAACCAGACCGAGATCAACGGCGTGATCCAGCGGGTTCAGGCGTACGAGACCGAGAGGGCCGCGCTGGAAGAAATCCAGGCGCAACAGCAGAATGTTGCCGACACCATCGAAAACGAAATGACCAGTGCGTTCACGGGCATCATTGACGGCACCAAGACAGCGAAAGAGGCTTTCGCGGACATGGCGCGAAACATCATCGCAGAGTTGATGCGGGTTCTGGTTGTTCAGCAGATGGTCGGCAGCTTTGACAGCAAAACCGGCTCTGGCACCGGCATTGTCGGGGCGATTATGGGCGGGCTGTCAGGTCGCGCCTCTGGCGGCTCTGTGATGGCGGGTAACGCATATCGAGTAGGGGAGAACGGGCCGGAGCCTTTCGTGCCAGCGCAAAACGGGCGCATCTTGTCAGTGGCGCAGGCCAAGTCAGCAATGGGGCAGCAGGGGGCGGGGCAAACAGTCAATCAGACCATCAATGTCACGACTGGCGTGCAGCAGACCGTGCGGGCGGAAATCAAGTCGTTGATGCCGCAGATCACAGAAGCCGCAGTGGCGGCGACACGGGCGGATAATCGCCGGAGGCCGACATAATGGCGATTAGCTATCCGCTTTCCATGCCTACCGGCAAGTGCGCGCTATCAGTCGAATTCCGTCCGGTTAACGCGGTCGCGATGGACCAGAGCCCGTTTGCCTTTTCGCAGTCGGTCCACCATTGGGGTGGTGAAATGTGGCAGGCGGATATCACTTTGCCGCCGATGAACCGGGCCGACGCGGAGAAGTGGAACGCCTTTTTAACCAGCCTGCGCGGGCAATACGGCACTTTCCTGATGGGCGATCCGCGCGGCAAGAAATCACGCGGCACGGCGACAAGCGCGACACTGACCGGATCACAAGGGTCGTCATCGGTATCTATCACAATGGCCGGGACGCTTCTGGCCGGGGATTATATCCAGCTTGGCGGCGGCATAAGCGCAAATTTGTATAAGGTGCTGGAAGATCAGTCAGGCAATGGCACGCTTGAGATATGGCCGGGGCTGCGCAATGGGGCAGCGGATGCACCCGTCTACATCGACAATCCGCGCGGCGTGTTTCGCCTATCCAGCAATGATATTGGCTGGACCATCGATCAGTTGAACAAGTACGGGATCACGATCCCTGCGATGGAGGCGATTTAATCGCGCATTAAATCCCACGCCCGCTCAAGGCTTTCTTGCTTTTGCGTATGGTAATAATCGACAGCAAGGTAGCTTGCCGCGACCAGCCATGCTGTTCCGCCAACGATCCAAAGTGCTTTGATTAACATCACAATCCTCCTAACCCATAGATAGGCACTGCCCATGGCCCGTACCATACCATCCGCCTTGCTGACAGCCCTGACGGCGCGGGAATGCCAGCCCTACTTGGCGTTCGAGGCGCTGCTTGACGCGGGCGCTCTGCGGCTCTGGACAGGCACCGGCAACAAAACCATCGACGGCAACACCTACACCGGCGCGGGCGCGCTGATCAACGTGGGCGAAATGTCGGAGGTCATCGACCTGACGGCGCAAAGCCTGACGGTCACGCTTTCGGGCTTGGCATCGGGGATCTTGTCCACTGCGCTTGCGGAGCCGTATCAGGGCCGGGTGGCGAATGTCTACGTTGGCGAGCGGTCCACGTCTGACGTGATGCTGGCGTTTAGCGGCTATCTCGACACCATGTCACCGGCAGACGATGGGCAGACATCCAGCCTGACCGTGACCATCGAAAGCAAGCTGGTGGACCTGCAAAGGCCACGCACGCGGCGGTACACCAAAGAGAGCCAGAAAGCGCTGTATCCCGGCGATACGTTCTTCGACTGGACGGCTGATCTGGCCGACAAGCAAGTGCCTTGGGGGCGTGATTTGGATTGACCCTGCAAGGCTACCTGCGGGCGCACAGGCACACGTCTTTCGAGTGGGGCGTCTGGGACTGCCTGATCTTCACCAACGGCGCTTGGCGGGCCATGCACGGGCGCGGGTGGGCCGACGATTGGCTGGGCCGCTACATGGACGCTGATGGGCCGCTGGGGCGTCATGCGTTGCAGCGTGAGTACGGGTTCAAATCCCTGCCCGACGCCATCGACGCGCGCATGACACGACTGGACAGGGTGCCTCCGAAGGGCGCTCTGGTTTGCCGTCGCACATGGCGCGCGCCGTTTGGCTACGGGCTGGGCATCGCCATGGGTCACACGGCGGTTTTCACCGGGCTGGACGGCCTGATCAATATCGACATTTCGGACATATCGGGGGCATGGGTTGAAACAGCCGTTTAACGTACTGCGCACACCGCAGCCTGTCTATGACCCGATCACGGCTGCCGTGGCAACGGCGGTCGGGGTCTCGTCAGGCACCATCGGTTACGCGGCCATCGGCTTTGCGGTCAATATCGCGGTCTCCGCAGTCGCGTCATACGCCATGAACGCGCTTGCACCGAAGCCGGAAATGCCCGGCAGCGGCGGGTTTCTGGTGAATGAAGTCAATCCGACTGCACCGGCGGAATACGTCTATGGCGAAGTGCGCAAGGGCGGCGTTGTCACCTATGACGAAGCGATTGACGAAAACCGCGTTTTGCACCGGATCATCGTGCTGGCAGCGGGTGAGCACGAGGTTGGCGACATCTACCTAAATGATGAGATTGTCGATATTTCCGGCGATGCGTTCAGCCTGCAAGACCCCGGCGATGATGATGACCTTTACGAAGGCGCGGGCTGGGTCACGACCGAAAAATGGATGGAAGACAACCAAATTCGCGAGCCGCGCATCCGCATTTTTGTGCATGACGGCTCGCAGACGGCGGCGACGGACACGTTTGCCAATTCCAGCACCCGGTCGATGGCAAACGAATTGATCGCTAAAAGCGCCGCTGGCCTGGATAGCAATTTCGTGGGCAAGGGCCTGACGTATCTTTATGTGCAGATGAACATCGACAACGAAGTTTTTGCGGGCGGCATTCCAAGGATCACGGCGAACGTGAAGCGCAAGGGCATCTACGATCCCCGCGACGACACCAGCAAGATCACGTCGAATTGGGCGTTGTGCCTGGCTGACTATCTGCAAGCGGATTACGGGCTGGGCGACACGGGCAGCGTGGACGACACGGCGCTATCGGTCGAGGCCAACACCTGTGACGAAGCAATCACCTTGGCGGCAGGCGGCACACAGAAGCGATACGAGATGAATGGGGTTTTCCGGGCCGACGAACAGCCGGGGCAAATCCTGTCGCGCATGATGCCCAGCGGTGCCGGTAATCTGTTCTGGGGGCAGGGCAAGTGGGTGATCCGGGCCGGGGATTATGCCGGGTCCATTGCCAGCTTCACGCTTGACGACTTTAGGTCAGGTATCCAGGTCGAGACCAGAACGCCGCGCGCGCAGAATTACAACGCCGTTCGAGGCGTGTTCAACGACAAGTCGCAGCGCTACATCGAGGGCGAATACCCGCGTATTTCTTCGGCCACTTTTCTTTCGGTCGATGGTGGGTTCGAGAATGTGCTGGACTATGATTTGCCGTTCGAAACTGACGGCATTCGGGCGCAGCGGCTGGCCAAGGTGGCCTTGTTCCGACAGCGCGAGCAGATCAGGCTTGAGGCCGATTTCAGCCTTCGCGCGGCATCGGTGCAGCCCGGCGATGTGATTGATCTGACGATTGACCGCTACGGCTGGGATGCGAAAGAGTTCGAGGTTGTCGGCTGGACGCTCAAGATCAGCGAAAGCGGCACGCTGTGCGTTCGGATGCAATTGAAAGAGACATCCGAGGCGTCGTTCGATTGGGACGCAGAGGAAACAGTCTTTGAGGGCAACAACACCAACCTGCCGGATGACTTGACGGTTCCGACCGTTGCGATTGGAGCGCCAATCGTCAACTACATCCAGAACCCCGGCGGCACAGAACAGCCGCGCGTGACCGTCCCTTGGTCTGTCACATCGCCGGGGCTTGTATCTGACTATGTTTTTGAGTGGCGCGAAAACAGCATCGACTATGATGCAAATGGCGGCTTTGTTGATTTGGGATCAACGCCAACCGCGCGCGAGCAAGAGGTCTACGCGGCGTATCTGAAGGGCTTGGGGCGCGCGCCGGATCAAAACGGGTTTGATTTCTACGTCAGCGGCGGCGGCTCTGGTTTGAGTGCCAATGATGTATTGATCCAAATCACAAACTCGGCTGAGGGAAAATCGCAGGATAACTTCCAGTCGATGGTTCTACGAACAACACGCGCCGAATTGAGGGATTTGTCGTTTTACAAGCGCTATGATTTCCGCGTGTATGCGCGCAATGCGCGAGGCGCGAGGTCGGCGTCCGACGCCACGACATACTTAATCGAGCCGGACACTCAGGCCCCTGGCGCGCCGACCGGCCTCACGGCGTCGGCTGATTTCGGCGTGATTCGGCTGGGCTGGATAAATCCGCAAGACCTCGACCTAAAGCATATCGAGATTTGGGAAGGCTCAAATTCCGCCCTGGGCAATGCAAGCCTTTTGGCAGTCACGCAGGGCGACACTTATGTGCGGTCGAACCTGGCACCGCAAACGACGCGATATTACTGGATCAGGGCATCCGATTATACCGGCAATCTGTCGTCTTTTGTTGGCCCGGTGAACGCGACCACGCGGCAAATTGGGACCGCCGACATCGGCCCGGCCGTGGTGGATTACGAAAACCTGACGCCAACTGCGCAGGGCATCATCGAAGCAATCGAAGGTGATGTAAGCGACATTCGGGGCGATCTTCTTGGCATCGAGGGTGACCTGAACAGCTTTCTGAATGGGTTCACGGGTAATATTAGCCAATTGTCTCTGGCAGATTTATCCACGGTGTCGGGCGACATTGCAGGAACATATGTCACCAGCGCGACCCTGACCTCGAACTATTACACGGCTGCGGGCGTTGACGGCGCCATAACCGCTGCAATCACCGACTTCGAGTCCACGTTCGTCTCCGACAATGATCTGGTCACCAGTGCCTTTCTGACGACGAATTATTACACGAAGGCCACGACAGATTGCGCCATTTCCGGTGATTTCAGCGAGTTCGAGTCCACGTTCGTTTCCGACAATGACTTGCTGACCACTGCGGCGGCAGATGTTGCGTATTACACGAAGGCCACGACCGACAGCCTAATCAGCAGCGCGATTACCTCCCTCGAAGGTGACTTGGGTGACACCTATGCCACATTGACGCAGACCTCCATCATTGAGGGAAATATCGGTGATGTCGAAGGCGACGTGGCGAGTATCGAAGCCAAGTGGTCTGTCGATGTCGATGTCAACGGCATCGCCAGTGGCTTCCAGCTTATCAGCGGCGCGAGCACCTCAGCGTTCAACATTCGCGCCGATCAGTTCAACATATACCCGCCGTCGGGCTCGACGGGCGGCGATCAGGTTTTCACGGTCCTCAGCACGTCACAGACGATCGACGGCGTTACCTACCCGGCGGGGACATACGTCCAAAACACACTCTTTGCCGAAGGTATCAGCACATTGTCTGGCGGCGTGGGCTTGCAGGTCAACGCGGACAATCGACCGGACGCGGTCTACATCACGCAAAACAGTAAGCAGTTTTATGGGCTCTATGTCGGCAACTTTTACAACCCAGGTCTGACAGAAGGAGCCGGGGGCGCCGCCTTCATGTCGAGCCGCGGCGGCTTCACGCTGGAGGTGCGCAACACCGAAAACAATTCGTCGTCTGACGATGCGGCAATCTTCGCGCAAAACGCTGCCAGCGGTGGAGGCGCCGCTTGGGTCGGGGAATCCGGGTTGGATGGCGGCTATGGCGTGAACGCATTGCGGGGCGGATATTACGACACGTCCGGCGATGGATATTTGCCATTCACCGGCGTTCACGAAGCCATGATCCGAAAGCAGGAAAAGCCTGTGCCCGGCGATATCCTGTGCGATGAGCGCGCGGTAACCACCACGATCAATGACAGCTTCACGGTGGTGGGGATGTCGTCATCGCCAAACCAGTCAACGGCAGTCGGCGTTTTTAAATCCTATCGCCCGAATTGGGAAGGTATCGCGGCCTTTGTCGACCAGGATCGAATGAAAGAGGAAACGAGAGCCTCGCCCGTGAATGCGTCGGGCGACAAGGTCAGTCGGCCCAACATGAAAGGGTATCGGGTCAACCCTCGCCCCTATGCTCGCCGCTATGATCCGCTGCGAATGAACAGCCTCGGTGAAGGCGGGATTAACGTTTGCGGGGAAAACGGCAACATCAAAACAGGCGATCTGATCGTCACGTCCAGCGCGCCCGGAAAGGGTATGCGCCAGGCCGACGATCTGGTGCGCAGTTGCACCGTCGCCAAAGCGCGCGACTCAGTCACCTTCGACCACCCCGATCAGGTCAAAATGATCGCTTGCATCTATCTCTGCGGCTGAAACGGAGTTTCCAAAATGCCACGATCACCTATCCGCTCAAGCGGCAAAGACGTTATTGGCGATGACGGCGCGGTCCTGATTTCCATCGCCCAGGGCGAACAGCTACAAATCGGGTTTGACCTGGATTGGGTGTCTGACCTGAGCGGCTACACGATTACTGCGAAGGTGGTCGAAGGGCTGAACCTGCCGGGGGATGGCGCAGAGCCTCCGCTTCAGGAAGAGCCGACCACCAAGGTCATCACCGATCTCACTGTCATTGATCCAAATGTGACGGACAGCAAATTCATCGTCGTCTTGCCGCACGACCTGATCGACCAATGGGACACGGAGCCGACGCCGGATGATCCGGTTTACGGGTTCCTCGCGATCAGCATTGCAGACACCGGCGTTGGCAGCCTTCAGCAAATCCGAGTGCCTGTGCGGGGCATGATCGAAGCCGTTTACAATCCTCTGGAGTCCACAGCATGACCACATATACCGTAACGCTTTCTCAAGTCGGGATGCAGGGCGCGCCTGGTGTTGATGGCGCAGAGCTGAATTTTCAGGGCGCGTGGGTGGAGCCGCGCGGCTATGCGACTGACGATCTGGTATCGCACAACGGTAGCACCTATGCCTGCATTCTCGGTCACACGTCCACCACTGATGATGAGCCGGGTGTTGGCGTCAATACCGCGACCTACTGGACCATCTTCACCGAGAAGGGCGATAAGGGCGACCAAGGCGATCAGGGCATCCAAGGCGTTCAGGGCGTTCAGGGTGAGACCGGGCCGGGCTTCACGGGCGGCACCTACAACCCGGGAACGGGCGCAGTCACATTCACCTCTGAGGATGGCATCGGCTTCACAACGGATGACATTCGAGGCGATCAGGGCGACAAGGGCTGGTCCCCGGTTTTTGTGATTGCCAGCGATGGTGCGCGCCGGGTTTTCCAGGTTGACGATTGGGTCGGCGGCGAAGGCACGAAGCCTGCAGTGGGTGATTATGTCGGGCCGACCGGGCTTGTGGCTGACATCGCCAATGCGGTCGATATTCGCGGCCCCAAAGGTGAGATCGGTGATACCGGCCTTACGGGCGACACGGGGGCAACCGGCGACCAAGGCGATAAGGGCTGGTCTCCGATCCTCGTGATTGCCAGCGACGGCGCGCGTCGGGTGTTGCAGGTCGATGATTGGGCCGGTGGCGCGGGCGCAAAACCAGCGGTCGGGGATTACGTGGGCGCAGCGGGCCTCGTGACTGACGTCGCCAACGCGGTGGATGTCCGGGGGCCTATTGGCGCGACGGGCGACCAGGGCATTCAGGGCATCCAAGGCATCCAGGGTGAGACCGGCGCGACCGGTGCGACAGGTGACAAGGGCTGGTCTCCGATCCTCGTGATTGCCAGCGACGGCGCGCGTCGGGTGTTGCAGGTCGATGACTGGACAGGTGGCGAAGGCACGAAACCGGCGACGGGCGACTATATCGGGCCGACCGGCCTTGTCAGCGTGATCGGTAGCGCGGTTGACATTCGCGGGCCGGAAGGTGCGGCGGGTGACGGTGCAGGCGACATGCTGGCCTCCACCTATGACCCGCAGTCGATTGCGGGCGATGCGTTTGCGCGGGCCAACCACACCGGCACGCAGGCTCTGTCCACGATTTCGGATGCTGGGACTGCCGCGGCGCTCGATGTCGCCGCGACAGGTGATGCTGCTGTGGGCGAAGTCGTGAAGGGTGACGACACCCGCCTCACGGACGCCAGAACCCCGACCACCCACACGCACACCAAGTCGGACATCACCGATTTCAGTGATGCGGACTATGCCACGGCGGCGCAAGGCGGTTTGGCTGACACTGCGATTCAGCCTGCGGACATCGGCACGGCGGCGCCTCTTGATGTTGCCATGTCAGGCGATGCCTCGGTTACAGAAGTGGTCACGGGCAATGACAGTCGCCTGAGCGACAATCGCAGCCCAACCGCGCATACGCACACGCTTTCGGAGATCACCGATGCGGGCACTGCGGCTGCCAGCGACGCATCCGATTTCGCAACAGCCGCCCAGGGGTCGAGTGCCGACACGGCGTTGCAGCCTGGGGATGCTGTCGATCAGACCTCGGCTACTGGGTCTGCTGCAATCCCAGCCGGGACAGAAGCGGAGCGTGACGGCACACCGTCAGCGGGGTATCTGCGGTTCAACTCGGATGCGGGGTCGTTCGAAGGCTATGATGGTTCCGAGTGGGGCGCGATTGGCGGCGCAGGCGGCTCATCTGTCGCTCTGGACGGTCCCATCAGCGCCTATGTCGGCCAGGAAAAGGCCTACACGATCACCGACTATTCCGCCTTCGCCGACTATTCCGTCGCAGCCGCGTCTGGCACGGCGACGATCAGCGGTGATACGATCACCTACACTGCGCCGGCGTCGGACGGGACGGACACGCTGACCGTCACGCGCGATGGGGTTGGCGTGGCGTTTTCGATCACGGTGCTGCCTGCGGGCGTTGACACGCCGACGCATGTGGCCCCGTCTGATGGTGCGACGGATCAAGGCGGCTCCGTAACGCTGCAATCCTCGGCATTTTCTTGGTCGGGGCTGTCGGACACGCACGCATCTGCCGACTGGCAAGTGGCGACGGATAGCGGCTTTTCGAACATCGTTGCAAGCGCCACGGCGGATGCCAGCAACCTCACGTCTTTCGAGGTCACGGGCCTGAGCGAAAGCCAGACCTATTACTGGCGCGTGCGACATACAGGTGCGAGCAATGGTACATCAGACTGGTCCACTGCGACGACATTCACCACAGCCGCGTCGTTCGGCGGTCTGATCGGTGTGGCGGGTGCGCAGGGCTTTGGCGTGGGCGAATATCCCGGCACGCTGCCATCCGGCTTCTCGAATTTGTCTGGCAATACCGACCCGGCGAACGCCAACTACGGCAATTATGAATATAGCGACGGCTCGATCATGGCATTCGTGCCCCGGTTCTATTACCGGATCGGTGATGCCGCCTCGCCACATTACGCGACGTACGGGGCCAATGCGATCGACATCGCGGGTGTCGATACATACGCCGATGAAGCTGCGGCCAACGCGGCGGGGTTCGCCATGCACCGGGCGTTCATTGACGCTGCCACGGTCAAAGACGGCTTTTTCATCGACAAATATCTGTGTTCCAAAAACGCAGGCGACGATGCGGGCAAATCAGTGCAAAACGGCGTGCCAATCTCGCTGACCGACAGCACCAGCTATACGCGCTCGGACGGCATGACCGGCTGCACCGGCATCCTCGCTGACGCGGTTGTTCTCAGCCGGGCGCGGGGCGCGGGCTTCAATGCGGCATCGGCCTTCATGTATTCGGCGCTCTGGATCTTGGCCTTGGCGCACGGGCAGGCGGCGACATCCGCCACGAATTGCGCGTGGTATGACAGCGGCGGCACGACGAATTACCCCAAGGGGTGCAACGACGGTGCCTTGGGTGACGCGGATGATGCGTCGCTGTCATTTACGACTGCGGGGGATGGCAATGCAGATAAGCCGCTCACCGGCAGCGCAAGCGATCTCGCCAAGACAGCACATAACGGCCAGGACTGCGGCGTGGTCGATTTGAATGGCGCGATGTGGGAGGTGCAGCTCGGCATCACCGCGCCGGGCAGTAGCGCGACAGACACCACGCAGATCAGCTCCGGCGATGTTTACGTCTTGCAAGAGGCGCAGGCCTTGGGCGACCTCACCGGCGGCTACGGCGGCGCGACCGACGCATGGGGTGACGCCACGCATCTGGGCACGCTCTACGATGCGGAGACCGGCTTGATGCCTTGGGGCAGCGGCACGGGCTGGGAATATCTGGGCAGCGGCACCAACCAGGTGCTTGATGGTGCAACGTCGGGTCAAGGGTATCAGCGCATGGCAGTGGGCCTGCCAATGGCAACCACCAGCTATGATGCGACGGGCACCAATCTGTTCGGTCTGGATGGGCAATACACCTACAACCGGGCCAATTTGTGCCCGATCGCCGGCGGCTATTGGTCCGATGCCTCGGACGCCGGCCTCGGCGCGCGCAACTGGGTCCGCAGCCGGTCGAGTGGCACCACCCTCGCCGGGTTCCGGGCCGCCGCCTATGGACCGTAAGCATGTGCGTGGCGCGATAGCGCCACATCCACGGGAGACATGATGTGCAGACGCAGCGATCCGAAAATCCGCAAGCCGCGATCTTCCACAAGTGCCGAGAGGTGATCAAGTTGTTGAACATCCATCTCAATCACTTCCCGCGTCACGAGAAATACGGGCTCTGCCAGGAAATCCGGCAGGCAATGTATGACGTGTATGGTCTTCTGGTGGAATGCCAGAAGCGGTTCCACAACAAGACCAGCCTGACGAAGCTGAATGTCCGGCATGAGCAATTGCGCATGCTGGCCAATCTGGCCTTCGAGTTGGGCTATTATGACTATCATCAGAACAAGCGCACGCGGTCCCAGACCGAAGCGCTGCGCCGATACACTGCCGCCTCGGTTCTCATCAATGAGCTGGGCGCGATGATCGGCGGATGGCTTCGCAGCCTTGGGGCTGCGGAGAGGGCGGGGGCTTAAGATGTTTTGTGCCCGATCGCTGGCGGCAATTGGAACAATGCCTCGGACGCCGGCCTCGGCGCGCGCAACTGGAACAGCAGCCGGTCGTATGGCTTCTCCTACGCCGGGTTCCGGGCCGCCGCATACGGGTCTTAACGATGACACACAGTAACAAAAAGGAACTGTATTATGCCCATGTATAAATACAAGCGCATCACCACGCCTGGTCCCAACGGCACCGTGCTGACATTCCGCGCAGCCGACGACAGCGCAGCGACGGAGATTGCCGAGCTGGACGGCTGGCATTACGTGCATGTGCCGGACGGTGAGACTATCCCCGATCAGCGCGCAGATATCGAGTGGACCTCAGTCACGATGACGGATGAGCTGCGCGCGCAGTTGCGCGCCGCGTCTCGGCACGAAAAAAACATCAAGCGCGAAATCCAGCGCCGCATCCGTGCTGTCTACAGCGCCGACGACGAGCAGTATTTTTCGCGCATTGGCGTCGGTGCCGCGCTCGGGATGTATCAATTCCAGCCGGGCGAACAGGAAGCGCTGCTGGAGTTCGGCCAATTCATCGAGGGCATCCGCGAATGGGGGCGGGCAGAGCGCGCCAAGATCGGGCTGTAAGGAGAGAGCGAAATGACACACGCTGACACGATCATCATTGCGGCAGGGCGGGCTCTGCGCGACCGGGTGCTGTCGATTTCGGATGACATCGAATTTGACGATTTCCGCCGAGAAATGTTTCAGACCCATGGAATTACCCTGAGCGACTTGGCGCGCATATCTGGCGTGGCGATTGAGCATGTCATCGGCAAACAGCGGGCCGGGATTGTCACGTCTTTTGCAGAGCGCGGTATCGACCCGATCCCGGCGTATGTCGAGCAGGCCAAGCCTTATCACGGCAAAGCCCTAAATCCCGAGGACCATGGCGACCCGGACGCACCAGAGGATTTTGATACCCGGACGGTTTCGCGTTCTGGCTGGGGCTGATCGCCGAAGGGCATAGCGAAGACACTGTGCGGGGGTGGATTATAGACGGCTTTGAAAAGTGAGCAGGCTGCCACAGATGCCCCGCCCGCTGTATATCCTCTACCGCCTCGCGGAAATGCTGGTCAGTATTCTGAGCCGGATCATAAACGCGGTTTTCTTTGGCGGCAGCACCCACCAGACCACCAGCGCGCGGGCGCATATTGAACCGTGGCCGCGCCGGAAACGCATCATTAACGCGCTGTTCTTCTGGCAAGCCGACCACTGCAAATGGGCGTGGGAACGTGAAGTCGAGGAAGCCCGCAAGACGCTTGAGCGCGCACGGGCAGCGAAAACATGACCAGGACACTATCAATGAGCAGTGGAGGCGAGATGTCCGAGAAAGCAGACATCGCAAATTTTGTCGCGGACTGGTGGCAATTCGGCGTTTTCGTGGGCGGTGCGATCATCGCTTTCCTCGTCGGCAAGGAACGGCAGCGATACAAGGTGGATCAGATCGGGCAGGAGGTCGAGGCGCAGGGCAAGCGGATCGAGAAGCTGGAAACGCAGGGCAATGCCGAGGCGGTGCAGCTCGCGCAGATCGTCACGTCTCAGACCCACATCATCCGCACGCTCGATGAGATCAAGGCGAACTTGCACAACAAGGTCGATAAATAGATCACCCCGACACATCACACACAGATTGATTGCCCGGCCGAGTGCCGGTTTTTTGCATTGGGGCAAACGCCCAATCGCCAGCCCGAGCGTCAACGGGCCATACAGCAGAAAGACACTGATATGCATGTGAAACTCCACATGGGCACGGAGGTGCCCTTTGAAACGCCCGTCACGAACAGTGCCGCCGATCTTGTTCGGTACAAGTTCAACCCGTCTGGCCTCGATACCGTACAGAAGATCAAGTTTCTGGCGGCGGCGCTGATCTCCGAGTGCGAAGCGATCCGTGATCACAAAGGGCCAGGCGCGCGCGAAGCAGCTATCGCCATTACCGATGTGCAGAAGGCCAGCATGATGGCCGTCGCTGCCGCAACCGCTCATCTGTGAGCCAACGGGGCGGTTTGCGCCGCCCCTCATTCATTGGAGAACATCATGCGACTGATCCCGAACGCGGGGGCTGTAGCCCGCCGCGCCTTTTCCATGTGGTGCAACTATCTCGGCATTCTGTGCCTGATTGCGCCCGAGCTGATCTATCTGGTCGCGGAAATCGACACGAACCCGCGCTTGTGGTTCTGGGCCGGTCTGGCGCTGATCGTGGCCGGGATCGTCGGTCGGATCACGGACCAGGGCATCGACCATCCGAAGGACGTGCGGTTCTTTTCCTCGGCTGTCGTGGCGCTGGTGGCTATGGCCTCGATCCAGGCGTTGCTTGGGTACGAAGACCAGCGCGGTCCGGATCCTGAACCGACCGGATCGGCCTACACGATTGCAGACTTCGACGCGGTAGCCGTGCCACTCATCGCCAAATGGGAAGGGCTGCGCACCGAGGCGTATCTCGACACCATCGCCAGCCCTAATGTCTGGACCGTCTGCTACGGCGAGACCAAGGGCGTCAAGCCCGGTGACAGCTACACGGAAGCGCAGTGCCGCGACATGCTGGCCCGCGAGGTCAGGGAGTACCGGGCAGGGCTGCATCGATACTTCACACCCGAGACACGCGCAGAGCGGCTCACAGCGCACCGGGACGCGGCATATACATCGCTGGCCTATAACGCTGGCGTCCAATCCATTGGCAAAAGCACGGCCACGCGGCGGCTGAATGCCGGCGACATCCGCGGTGGTTGCGAGGCGATCGGCTGGTGGAACAAAGCGGGGCAGCGCGTCGTGCGCGGGCTGGTCAATCGGCGGGCTGATGAAACCGCGCTTTGTCTTCGGGGGCTGACGTGAGCGATCCGGACAACGAAAGCTCATTCTATGTCGGCTTCCAGGTGGGCGATAAGGGCTACGGATTCCAGCTGCGCTCGCGGTCCACAAAGATGGTCGCCTGGTCGCTGTTCGGCGTGATCGTCCTGCTGATCGTGGCGGTGATCATGTGGCAATTCCAGCCGCTCCTGCGCGACCTGGTGCTGCGATGAGCCGCGCCATGATCGTCCTCGGCGCGCTGGTGATCGGCGGCGCCATGATCTTCGCCGTCGCGGCCTACTGGACCGAAACCGACGAGCGGGAAACCACCCTCGAACGTGAAAAGGAAATCGGTGATGCGATCAAGGACTTGGATGCCCGTGACGCTCCTTCTTGGCGTGACATCCTGCTTGGGCGTGAGTGACGCCGCGTTCTGCGGTCCCGACTACACCGCCGCGATCGACCGGCTGGCCGTGGCGCTGCCGCATCCTGAGACGCCCGACGAAGTAGGCCGCGCTGGCACGGCCGTTGTCGTGGGCCATGACGCCGGGTGCGCGACATGAGCCGGGTCGAGTGGGCTTTGCTGGTCCTGTGCGCGCTGATCTGGTCTGTCTGCGCGATAGCATGGATGGTGTTTATGTGATCCTCACTCAGGGGAAACCGCGCCTGCCGGATGCAGGCATCGTCTATGTCACCCCGCTCGGAGCCTCACCGGGCGGGGTTTTTGCGTTTAGAGCGGTGCGGGCTGAACGGGTGACGATACGGATGGTTGCTTTTCGGCGCTCCGCACTTGGCACAATACTCCTCTGGCGGATTGCGCAACCGCTCATTCTCAGCCCGCAAGGCATCGCGTTCGGCGGCGAGGGCGCGGATCAAAGTAATTGCTTCTCCGTAAACCTCCTTGTCTACATCTGGGAGGTGCACATACTGCGCCAAGCTGTGTAGCGAGTATGTGAACTGCTCAACTGCTTCCGTGCTTATGTCACTCATCGTCTTTCCCTTCTGCGATAGCGCGGAGGCGTTGGTTGAACTGGCCGGTCAACGCTTCTGCCATTCGTCGCGTCCATCGTTTATCGCCGTCTTTCGTCATGTCGGCAACTTCGGTGCCTGTGATTATCGTGAGACATTCCTGAACCGTCATCTCCTGCACGCTGACCGCTTCTCGCACCCCGCCCATCTCGGCAAGGGCGGCGTCTGCGCGGGTGAAGCAATTCGGGCCGTCACCATCGCAACAGTTGTCCGGCCCCCAGTCTTCAACAATGCGCCAGCACGGCGGATCGCCAAACGCCGCGCATTCCTCGGCGCACAAAGCCCGCGCCACCCGGTTCCGTTCGTCGCTCATGTGGTCGCCTCCTTGGCTGTGAGTGCGGCAATCTTCGCATCCCTGCGGCTCCTCTCTCTGAGAATGTCGCGCATCGACGCCTCGCATTCGTCGCGCAGCGTGGCGAGGCGGTCAAACTCCGCCATTAGCCGTTTGTCGGTCAGGTCGGTCAGGTCGCTCATGTGTGGTTCTCCTGTCTGGGGGTTGCTCTTTGGTCCGCTGGACCTGTTTTGACCGGGTAAGGCTGCGCAAATGGGCGAAACCCGCGTCTGGGGGCGGCTTATTTGGCCGGAATCGCTTATTTTGGCGGGGGCGCTACCCCCTCCTAAAGGGCAGGTTGCAGGTTCGAATCCTGCCGGGATCGCCATAAAATCAAGGGCTTCACTCCGCATCAGGGGTTTTCCCTCTGGTTCGTTGGACCAAAGACGGCCCCCCAAATTCAAGCGAACCAGCCGCGCGGCGAAGATAGTCCGGCGAAAACTGGCTGTATGTCGAGCGCGTGATGTTCGGGTTCGTGTGGCCGAGGTACTGCGCAATCTCGTCAATCGGCACGCCATCCTCTGCCATGAGGCGTCCAGCGGTTCGGCGCAGGTCGTGCGGCGTGCAGTGGTCAATGCCAGCGCGCGCGACGGCGGCATTGAACCCGGTCTTGATGGACTGGACCTTTCGGCCCCCCCACTCCACGACATAATCGGACAGGGCGGCTTCGCGCGCTGCGGTCAAAGCGGCCTTGAGCGTGTCGTTTATCGGCACCGTGGCGCGTCCCTTGCGCGGCCCTATGTCGTTTGTCGCCAGCTTGATGATGCCCCGGTCCAGATCGACACGACGCCATTCCAGGTCGAGGATCGCGCCGGTGCGGCCTGCTGTGGTCAACATCAGCAGCATCGCCAGTTTGATATGCGGCTCCCCTGCGGCGGCGAGCAGCTTTCTGACCTCGGCCCGCGTCAAGTATCGGTCGCGCGGTGGCGGCGTCTGGGGCAATTCGATGGCAGGCGCGGTGCGGATCAGCTTGACCTTTGCGGCCCATTTCAGGGCGGTGCGCAGGCATCCGAGTTCGGTGCGGATTGTGCCGTCCTTCCGGCCTTCCTTGTGGCGCTTGGCGATGTAGGATCGGCAATCGGCAATCGTGACCTGATCGGCAGCAAGATGGCCAAAGTCGGGCAGCACGTTGCGCCCGGTCTGTGTCAGCTTGGATGCTTGCCGCCTTCCTGCCATTTCCACCGTGTATGCCTCCCAAATCTGTTCGACCGTTGCCCCCGATGGCGGCGCGGTCCTGCGAACGACTACATCCCGCGCTTCGCGCTCGGCCTCTTTGCGCGTGTGTGCGTCAAGACGATAGCGTCGGCGCTTTCCGTTCTCGGTCCAGATGACGACCCATCGCCCCTTGAGCTTTCCAAGTTTTGCCTCTGGCATTCGTATTCCTCCACCGCCTGCGCTGGTATGCGGATCATGCGTCCGACGCGAAAGCCATGCAACTCCCCGCGCTTGACCATCTGACGCACGGTTTCCGCGCTGCAATCCCAGCGCTCGGCCAACAAGTCGGGCGTGTACGGACGGGCGGCGGGCATGTTAGATGTCCCCCTCTGCCGCCCGGTCGATGAGGGCGAGGATTAGTGATGAATTGTAATTTGCATCATCCCAAGCAGAAACGCGGGCATTGTCGTCGGAATTACCGCAGTAGCACCCATCACAATCACATGGGCGATCTCCTGCGGGAGACACCAATGTTGCCGCCTTCCGCAGACCCGCCTGTTCGCCTTCCTCCCGTGCCTTGGCAAGCATCGCGTCGAGGGCTGCGCGGGCGTCGGCGGGGGTGCGGGAACGCATTTCCATGCGGCTTGCTCCCCATGACTCTGGGAGCAATTCCGAAGCATCCTCGTAAGCAGCGGCAACCATCGCTTGCGCTAGGGCTTCGGGGATGAACGGAACGTCAGTCTCAAGCAGCTTCATGCCATCCTGCACCAGCGTCTTGCCACATTTACTTACCCAAATTCGGTCACTCATAGGTCTGTCCCTTCGGCACGGGGTTTTGCATGATGCGCTTGAGCACCAGCGGATGCACCAGCGACACGGCGCGGCGCTCCACCTCGGCGACTATGCGCGCCTTGGCCGGGTCGGGCGTGGCGGCTCCTGCGGGGGTGACGTGGATGGTGGTCATGATGTGCTCCATATCTTTGCAATGCCCCAAGCGATCAGCAGCCAGCCCATAACGCCGCCTGCCAAGATCAGGACCAGCGGCACGGGGCGCTCGCGGGGCGGTTCCTCGCCGTAGTCGGTGATTTCGAGGTGCATCGCGCGGCGGGCGTGGTCGGCTATGTCGTGTTCGTGCTTGGTCATGACTGGCCTCGCGCTTTGGCAATGGCGACGAAGCCTTCACATGCCGCGCAGTCGTGTCTGGACAGTTTTCCGCATCCATCCTCAACACCCTCACAAAGCTGAGGCACCAACGCTTCCAACGCCGCCAGCAGATCGTCGCGGTCGGCAATCACCTTTGCCAAGTCGGAAGCGTAAAGCGTGGTCTTGCCGCGCAGGTCGAATGCATAGACATAATCATTCATCGTGCGGTCGGCCCGCGTCGTGGCTTCGGCGCTGAATGCGCGCAGGGTTTCATCACTCACAGCACCATCCCCCATGCGACAGCCAGCCCAGCGACCGCGCCAAGCACGATTGCGGCGGCGTGGTGCCAGCGAGACGCGGGCTGCGAGTGATACCGAGTCCACATCTGGACAAATCTATCGCCGTGATCGGGGAGGGTGAGGTAAATGCGGGTCACGATGCGCCCTCCTTTGCCTTGCGGGCCGCTTGGGCTTTGATAAGTTGGATCGCCAGAAGCTTCACGGCCTTGCGCTCGTCGGGGCGCATTTCGCGCACCTCGGGCAGCTTTCGGCCAAGGCGGGCTTCGATGATGGTGCGGGCGGTCAACCTCATCAATCCAGTCGGAGCCAAGCCGGTCTTGGATTTCAGCGCGGTCGAGATAGGTGTTTGTCCAGTCGCCGCCGGACCCGCCCTTGACGCGGACGCCTTTCAGCACCGGCGCGTATTCCCAGCCCTCGGAATAGCGGGAAGGGTCCGGATGCGCGCGCTCGACCCACACCTGAGCATCGTCGAAATAGGCCGTGCAGCACTCTCCGAGGGTGCACTGCGGGTCTGTGGCTACGCGCCATTCGTCGCTGCAATCGAGCGTGGCGTCCGGTGTGCGCGCCCATTGCGGCGGGCTGGCGAGATTGTTTTTCGCTTGGAAAAGCAAGTCCCTAGCTGCAAAAAGTCGGCTCATTTTTCGTGCTCCTCACAAAACAGGCCGCAGTCAGGCATGGATTTCAGCGGCCTTCCCTTGGCATTTTCGTCCAATTCATCGAGGTAAATTCGTTCGTTTTTGACGCGCACCAGCTTTGCGCCAAGGCGGCGGGATTGCTCCGCGCGCTGGCGAAACACCTCCGGGTGCGTCTTGCGAACTAGGTTCCAGTAAGTCGGGCTGGTGGCTTTTACGCAGCCGATGCAATTTGCGTTCGGATATCCAAGGCGGTACATCGCGGGCAAACGGATGCCATCGCGCCGCAGCATGTCCCAGCAATCCTCTTTGGTCATTCCGGCATCAATTAAGACCGGCAGAACATTCTCGCGCTCAGTCAGAACAAAACGCTCGTGACGCTTTTTTTCGTCGGCAGTGAAGCCAAGAACATGCCAGTCCGCGCGGTTGGCCTTTTCCCATTCTTGGCGAGCCTCTTTTTTCAGGTGGTCGGTGCATGGGGCAACAGCACCCTTGCCGGGAACGATGATCGACATTGCGCCGCGCTTTTCCCATACATCCACACAGTCGGCGGTCGGGTATTTCGAGTTGATGGCGTCCTCTATTTCAACGCCAACCCATTCCTGCACGTCTGCGAGAAAGCGGCGGTTGTCGGGGTGTTCATTCGCAACCGGGTTGTTGATGGCCCGCACATCGTCTGCCCCGTACTTCTCAACGGTCAGCTTAAGAGCGCAGGCGCTTGCCGCACCGCAGGAGAACCAGACAGCAATCATCCGATTACCCCCAAGGCCATCAGCACAATGCACGGAAGTCCGACGAATACGCACAGAAAAAGGCCGACGATGGCGAAGTAAAACGCCACAGTCTCAATCTTTGTCGGCTTTCCTTGGCAACCAAAGACATCCATCAGAACGCCTCCGGGCTGGCAAGGCCGAGGCGCGCGGCGGTGAGGGTGTCGCGGGTTTGAAAGAGGGCGGTCATGCGGCCACCAGCTTCCCGCCTTTAGCGACATAGAACGTGTCAGGCTCCAATCCGTCTTGACCAATGCAGCCCGTCGCAAAACCGACGCACTTGCCGTTCTGAAATTCAGCAATGCTGATCCATGTTCCAACCGCGCCCTTGGCTTTGGCGTTGATGCCAGCAGATGCAATGACGGAATTTTCGCCCGTCGCTTCGATCTGCGCGTAGCCGCCGCTGGACCCGATCTTCGCGGAGTCGCCGCTGGACCCGATCTGCGCGGAGCCGCCGCTGGACCCGATCTTCGCGAAGCCGCCGCTGGACCCGATCTGCGCGGAGCCGCCGCTGGACCCGATCTGCGCGTCTTTTTTGTCTCGCCAGAAACTTCGACAAGGGCGAAGCGGGAGTCGGTCAGATCGTAGTAATTCCAGCAATCGAACGGCGAGAAGCACGAGTGGAAACCGCTTTCGCAGGCGATCACATCGCCGTCATGCGTGTGCGTCTCGCCAATGGCGTACTGGAAGCCTCCGCACTTGAGGTCTTTATCAAAGGCTTTGTAGGCGATGGTGGGGCTGGTCATATCGGTCTCCGGGTGAAAGGAGCGGGGGCCGTAACCCCCGCGTTGGGGGTTAGGCGGCGGCGCGAAGATAGTCGCAAATTCCGTTGTATGTGCCGCTTTTTGGGAGTGCGGCCTCGGCGCGAGCAAGCTCTTCCATTGCAGCATCGAATGCGTCGCGGTCAGCATCGGTCGGGATGCCATCAGCGGGATATGCGCGTTTTGCTGCCTCTTGTGCGGCGACGCGAGCGGCTTCGTAGTTTGCTTTTGCGTTGGTCATCTGTCTGTCTCTCCCAAGGGTTGATCCATGTCACGGCGCGGCGTCTGAGGCGGGTGTATGGAGCGGTGTGTATGGGGGTAGAGTACGTGTGAAACTTCACACCGTCAAGCCATTGAGTGTGAAAAAACACATTTTACAAGCAGGCGTCATAACTCTACCGTTAGCTGCACGGGGGCAAATGGGAGTTATCTATGACGAATCTGAGTGATTTATCACGTCTTCAGGCCGCGACCCTATTAACCGTCCTCAAGCGTGTAGAGAGCGAACCGCAAGAATACCGTCTAGAAGCCGCTCTTGCTCTACTTCGTCGTATCGACCAAGGTACTCTGCCACTTTCGGAGCTACACTGTGCTTCGGGGCAAGACCCATCATTTCAGCGGGATCGCGGTTAAGGGCTTTTGCTATCTTCACTGCCGTGGAGATTTTCGGACTTTTAACTCGTCCTTCTCGTAAATCAGTGACCGCGCGCTTGTTCAAGCCCGCCTTCCGAGACAACTCAGCCTCGTTCAGGTTGTCAGCTCTAATGGCGTCAACCAGGTTCTTTATGAAAATCTCGCCTTCATCCATGGTGAGAAATTTACCGCACCCGCTCGAAGGGTGCGAATGGGAACTTTCTGCTTGAACGGTGTGAAAAATCACACTAGCATCAGCAACCATGGATATCACCGAACATCTCAAGCTCGAAATCGAGCGCACCGCACAGGCGATCAACCGCGAGCCATCCACCGTTGGCCGGATGGTCGGGCAGGGCGGTCACTTCTACCGTAGGCTTTGCGAGGGCAAGCGCGTCTGGCCGGAAACGGCGGACGGCGTGTTGGCGCAACTTCATCAACTTCGTTCTCCATCGTCTGACGCCTCTGAGGGCGGTTCACAGCCGACGGGCTCCTTGCCTTCTAAAGAGGTTGGGGACGCCACGCCCGATGTTCAAGGGCGAGGTGCAGCATGACCGCCGCGCAGCAAACCGTTCTCGCAAGATTGTCGGACGAGCAGTGGCGGCTTGGCGACCAGCTAGACGCGCACCCGACCGTTCTTGGCGCGCTATCCCGCAAGGGCCTCATTCGCGGCGCTGACATGGGCGCGCACGGAATGCTGGCCGAGAATTGGGTGATTACGCCAGCGGGCTTGTTGGCGCTCGAAGGTGCGGACGCATGACCTACGATTGGGAAGCTGACGCCAAGGGCTGCTATGACGAGGCGATCCGCGCCAAGCGGGAACAGTGGCTTGTCGAGAACATCCCCGGCGTAAAGCGGGCGCGCGTCATTGGCCGGTGTGAACTGCTGCAAGGTGATTGCCTCGAAGTCATGCCGCATCTGGACCGGGTGGATGCTGTCGTGACCGATCCGCCGTATGGGATTGGGGCGCGCATGAAGGGCGGCGCATGGGCCGTCACGAGCGGTTACAACGACATGGACAGATGGGATTCCGTCGCGCCTCAAGACGCCGTTGTTTTGGCAATCCAAAAAGGCGACAGCGCGATTGTTTGGGGCGGCAACTATTTTTCATTGCCACCATCGCGCGGCTGGCTGTCTTGGTCAAAGTTAGGTTCTGCCCCCAAAATGGCGGATCTCGAACTTGCTTGGACTAGCCTTGATATTTGCGCACGCGAGTTTCGGTTTCATATCGAGAATGGATTTTTGCGCGTTGGCGAAGGTAGGCACCCCACCCAAAAGCCAGTCGCGCTCATGGAGTGGTGCCTAGGCTTCCTGCCGAACGCCGACACCATCCTTGATCCCTTCATGGGCAGCGGCACCACCCTAGTCGCCTGCGCCAAGCTGGGCCGCAAGGGCATCGGCATCGAACTGGACCCCGACTATTTTGACATAGCCTGCAAGCGCGTCGAGGACGCCTATCGCCAGCCCGACCTATTCGTGAGCCAGCCCGAACCGCAACCCGTGCAGGAGGGCTTCGACCTATGACCACCACTCACGAATTCGAGGCCGGGGCGGTCCTTAAATACCGCCAAACGACAGCCGTGCCGGGGGCTGCGGCCTTGATCCCGGCAAACACCGCTCGGGGGTTCCTCCTGTTGACCCGAGCCAACTCCCCCGGCGGCGTCCTCCCCGCTGCCGGGGCTTTTCTCACAACGAAAACGGGCTGACGCGGATCACACCCGACGCCAGCCCAAAACCCGGCCATAGGAGGGCCAAGTATGACCAACGTAGCAAAAATGACTGACACCGCGCAAGAGGTACACCTTCCCGCCGATCCGATGGTTTCGATGATCGAGCGGCTTGTCCTCAACCCTGACGCCGATCTGGACAAGCTGGAACGGATGCTTGCTATGAAAGAACGGATTGACGCGCAGGCCGCGCGAACATCCTTTGCCCGGTCGCTTTCCGAAGCCCGCGCAGAAATCCCGCCAATCATCAAAGATGCAACGGTTGATTTCACCACGCAGAAAGGCCGGACGCATTACAAGCACGAAACGCTTTCAGGGATTGCCAAGGTCATTGACCCGATCTTGTCGCGCTATGGCCTGTCCTATCGCTTCCGCACCGATCAGGGAAGCGGCGGCGTCAAGGTAACGTGCATCATCACGCACAGCGCCGGTCACTTCGAGGAAACCAGCCTTTCGGGCGCGCCGGATTCGTCTGGTAGCAAGAACGGCTTTCAGGCTGTCGGTTCGGCGGTGACGTACTTGCAGCGGTACACGCTCAAAGCCGCGCTTGGCTTGTCTGCGGAGGTTGACGACGACGCGCAAGGCGCAGCCCCAAGGCCGGAAAAGCGCCAGCAGGGACCGTCGCGCGAAGCCGTAGAGGCCGCAACCGATAGCCTGAGCAATGCCGACGACATGGACCAACTCAAAGCCATTTGGTCCGATCTGCCCAAAGCCGTTCAATCGGTCCCTGCGGTCATCAACGCCAAGAACGAGCGCAAGACGGAACTGGACAAAGAGCCGGAGCCGCAGCGCGCCAGCATTGATGACGAAATCACATACTGAGGGGCCGAACATGGAACACACAATTTTTCTGGATATCGAAACTATCCCCGCGCAATCGCCGGATGTCTTCGCCAAATTCCGCAAGGACGTGAAGGCACCCGGCAACATCAAAAAGCCCGAAAGCATCGCGGCATGGATGGAGGAAAACGCTGACAGCGCAGCAGCCGAGGCCGTGGCGAAAACGAGTTTCGATCCGGCTTATGGGCATATCTGCACAATCGGATGGGCCGTAAATGACGAAGATCCCGAAACTGCACACGCCTATGGCGTCGATCAGGAGGCCGATGTCCTCAAGGCGTTCTTTGCCAGCTTCAACAAATTTCACCGCCTGACCTTCGTGGGCCACAATGTCGGGTCGTTCGATCTGCGGTTTATCCTGTGCCGTGCCGTTGTTCTAGGCGTTCCGGTGCCGAGGTCGCTGCCCCGTGATCCGAAACCGTGGGATAAGACGATCTTTGACACGATGCTGGCATGGGCTGGAACGCGCGGCACGATCAGCATGGACCGGCTATGCGAAGCCCTGAGCCTTCCCGGCAAGGACGGCTTTGACGGGTCGATGGTGGCCGAGGCGTGGGCAAACGGCGAACACGAGCGCATCGCGGAATATTGCGCTGATGACGTGCGCAAGACGCGGGAAGTCTGGCGGCGGTTCAACGCGGTTGGCTTGGCCGCGTGAGAACGTATCGCGTCATGACCGCCGATCAGGCGAAACAGTTGGTCCGCAGCCTTGCGGACCTTCCACTGCCGTTCACGGTCACCGTGACCGAGGGCGAGATAAAGCGCACGGTCGCGCAGAACGCCTTGCTGCACCAGTGGTATGGGCAGGTCGCAAAGCAGCACGGCGACTGCACGATGGTCGAGGTCAAGGGCTGGTCGCATCACAAGTGGGGATTGCCGATCAAGCTGCGCAATCCGCAGTTTGCTTGGGTGTGGAAGCAGAGCGGCGCGGCACTGAATTACGAACAGCAGTGCAGCCTTTTGGCGTCCGGCGTTCTCAACATCAGCAGCAGCATGAACGTGTCGGAGTTGTCCGAATACATGGACGCAATGCAAGCGCATTACCGCGCCGAGGGTGTGGCTTTGGTCGATCCCGACGCGCTCAAGTACGAGGGGCAAGCAGCATGAGCAACATAACGAACCGCCCGATCTACCAGAAGGGCCAGAAGCCCGCCAAGGTCAAGGCCGTCCGCGACGACGCGCGCAACCGGCACTGCGCCCTGCACATTCCCGGCGTGTGCCGCCAAGACCCGGCTTACACCGTCGGCTGTCACCTGCGCCTCTTTGGCTTGGCTGGCATGGGCGACAAGCCCGATGACATTCTCATCGTGGATGGCTGCGACCGCTGCCACGCAATCCTAGACAACCGCGCTGCATGGGCTGACGCCGCTTTCGGGTGGGATGACCTATTGCGCGCCCTGATGGTCACGCTGCGCAACAGGCGCGCGGCTGGCCTTATCAAGCTGAAAGGGGAGCCATGACCGACGATATACGCGCAGCCCGCGCCAGACGGGCCGCAGAGGCACGAGAGAAGGCAATCCGCAGGGCAGAGGCCAAGGCGGGCAAGGATGGCGTCACGCGGGCGCGTGTGGAGGCGTACAGGGCCACGCACGAGGCTCTTAGGGCAGAGAACGAGGCGCGGCGATGAAGGACCGCGAGACGCCAATTCAGCGCGCTATCGTGGCGTACCTGCATAGCGTCATGCCCGATGCTCTTGTGCATCATTCACCGGGCGAAAGCCACTTGCCCGGCAAGAAGGCGATGCTGGCGACAGTGCGCAAGAAGGCCAACGGCATGGTGCCAGGGTGGCCGGATTTGATTGTCCTGCCCTATGCGACTGTTGGGCCGCTGTTCTTTGAGGTCAAAGCCGAGGGCAACTACGCCACGACTTCGCAGAAAGCCGTTCACGCGCATTTAGAGCGTCTTGGCTACCGCGTGGCGGTTGTTCGGTCGGTCGATGACGTGCGCGAATGCCTGCGAGATTGGGGCGTTGGGTTTGCTGAGAAGATACCGCTGCGAGGGGCGATAAATGGGTGATTTTGCTTGGAAATCATCTGGGAATGATGGTAGAAAAAAAGCGAGCCGAAACGGTGTTGGTAGCACCGATCCGGCTCTTGAACACGAACACCTGATGAGGAGGTGCTGACATGTCCCGTTGCCGGGAATATAGCGATTCTGCGCGCGTTTACAACGCAGAACAAACCGGAACATTCAAAGACAGCCAAGAAGCGTCGTTTCGCCGGATTATCCGTCAGACGATCCGCAAGGGGCCGTTCACCAAGTCCGAGCGCGAGGTCGTGCTCGCATTTATCAACCATTGGTTTCATCACCGGAAAAGCACCAAGGGCGTTGTGCATCCCGGTCGCAAGAAGCTGGCGAAGCGGGCCAATGTGTCCATTGCTACCGTGAAGCGGACGCTGGCGATGCTGCGCGATTATGGCGTCATCAGTGCAAAGGCACATCTTGAGGGGCTGCACGGCAACGCGACGGAATACACTGTTTGCACCATCGCCTTGACCGAACTTTGCGCCAAGAAAAAAGCCGACATACGCGTAGACGGGGGGTCAAATGAGCCGACCCAAGGGCGGGTCAAAATGACCCCCCGTATAAACAACGTTATCGCATTCCCTAGCCAAGATGCGAAAGCATCAGGCGGTGCGGCATGATGGACATGTTTCACCAGTTTCAGGCGTCGGAAGGCCAAGCCAAGAAGAAGGAATTAAGACCGCATCAAGTCGAAGCGATCAACCTTGTTCGTCAATCTCTTGGCAAGGGAAATCGACGGGTTGTCGTTCAAGCGGCAACTGGATTTGGAAAGACCCTGACAGCCACGAAGATAATCGAAGGTGCCTTGGAAAAGGGCAACAAGGTCATCTTCACGGCACCGGCCATCAGTCTTATTGACCAGACCGTCGCGGCGTTCGAAGCCGAGGGCGTTACCGGCATCGGTGTGATGCAGGCCAGCCACCCGCGCACTGATCCGACAGCGCAAGTGCAAGTCGCGTCGGTTCAAACGCTGGCAAGGCGGGACATTCCCGAGGCCGCACTCATCATCGTGGATGAATGCCACAAGCGCGCTGAGGTGATTGACCAACTGATGAAGGAACGCAGCGACGTGTTTTTCATTGGCCTATCCGCGACACCGTGGGCCAAGGGCATGGGCTTGCTTTGGCAGGACATGGTTACGCCTTGCACGATTGGCGACCTGATTGACCAAGGCTTCTTGTCACAGTTTCGCGTGTTTGCACCGGACATCCCCGACATGAACGGCGTCAAGACGACGAACGGCGATTACAACGAAGGCCAGACATCCGAAATCATGGAAGGCACGGCGCTGATGGCGTCGGTTGTCGAGACATGGCTAGAGCGTGGCGAAAACCGTCCGACCCTTCTGTTTGCCGCAAGCTGCGCACACGCCAGACAGCTTGCCGAAAGTTTTGAGCGAGCGGGCGTGGCGACGGCCTACTGTGACGCCTACACCGACATGGTTGAGCGGCACCGGATAGAGCGTCAATTTTGTCGCGGTGACGTGAAGGTGTGTTGCAGCGTTCGGACCCTGACCACTGGCGTTGATTGGCCCGTGTCCTGCATTGTGGACGCAGCGCCTACCAAGTCCATCATGCTGCACGTCCAGAAGATCGGGCGCGGCCTGCGGGTCAATCCTGGCACTGAGGATTGCCTTATCCTCGACCATGCGGGCAACAGCCTGCGGCTTGGCTTGGTCACAGACATCCACATGGATGCACTGGACAAGACACCGCCGAAGGAAAAGCAGAAGGTTGAGCGCGAGGCAAAGCTGCCGAAAGAATGCGCCAACTGCGGCGCGCTGCATACCGGCCTGATCTGCCCCTACTGCGGACATGAGCGCAAGCCGGTTGCTGGGATTGAGACCGTTGACGGCGAACTGATCGAACTAACCCCAAAGCAAGCCAAAAGCGAAAAGGCCAGTCGTGAGGAAAAGCAGAAGTTTTACGGCATGGCGCTTTGGATGGCTCAAGAGCGCGGATACAAGCGCGGGTGGGCTGCGAACAAGTATCGCGAGAAATTCGACGTATGGCCGCGTGGCCTAGAAGATCGCGTTGTTCAGCCTGACCAAGCCTTCCTGAATTATGAGAAATCCCGCCGGATTGCATACGCAAAGCGGAGGGCTGCGAAATGACATTTCACAGCAGAACCGTAGACGCAGCAAAAGGCAAGTGGCGCGGCATCCTCTTGGAATTTGGCCTGCCCGAAACCGCCCTTAAGGATCGGCACGGACCTTGCCCATTGTGCGGCGGCGACGACCGCTTTCGCTGGGATAACAAAGACGGTCGCGGGACTTATATCTGCGGGCAGTGTGGCGCTGGCGACGGCATGAAGCTGGCTATGGAGTACACCGGCAAGGAGTACAAGGTTGTCGCTGGCCTGATCGACGGGATGCTTGGCAATCTCAAGGTCGAAGCGCCCAAGCCGGACCTGTCACCAGAAAAGCGCCGAGACATCCTGCGGGACACCTACCGGGCAACACAGCCCATAGAGCCGGGCGATCTTGCGCACACCTACCTGACCACGCGCGGCGTTGAAGAACTGATCTATCCTGACGCGCTGCGCTTTGCGCCACGGCTCAAGGATGGCGACGGCGGCGTCCGTCCTGCGATTGTCGCGATGGTTGGCGTTCCCGGCATGGCGAAATTTGTGTCCATGCACCGGACGTTCCTAAAGCCTGATGGCAAGGGCAAAGCCGAGATGGCAGCACCGCGAAAGCTGATGGCAGGCGAACTGCCGGACGGGGCTTGCGTGATGCTCTCGGAATATGTGCCGGGTGGTCCGCTTGGCATTGCCGAGGGCATCGAAACGGCAATGAGCGCATCAGCACTCTATGACCTGCCGGTCTGGGCCGCGATCAACACGACGCTCTTGGCGAAGTGGACACCGCCAGAAGGCTGCACCGAAGTCGCCATATTTGCCGACCACGACCAGAAACTGGGCGGGCAGGCTGCGGCCTACGCCTTGGGGCATCGCCTAGCAGTCAAGGGCATCACCGTCACTGTGCATATCCCCGAGCGGGTCGGAACCGATTTCAACGACATTCATATGGAAAGGCTCAAGACATGAACCTGACACCGACAGAACAAGATTTCGTCACGGCGCTGGAAATGGGTAAAGGCCAGCCGGTCAGCCTGTCCGACATCATGCTCCGCATGTATGGCGCACCGGGTCGCAATCGAGCGCATGGCATCCTCTGGGTCATTGCTCACAAGTGCCGCAAGAAGGGCGTGCCGGTGCAAACCGGAGCCGGGGCTTATTTCTTGGAGGCACGCGCATGACCTACCAATACCTTTCCACAGCCCGCCTGAACGCCGTACCGCGCCCGGAGCATGTCGGCACACCCGCCGAACGGCCAGCGCCGCAATTCGACAGCGCCGACGCTCTGCGCGAGGCGATGATGGCGGATGCGCTAAAAACGAAGCACCGCATGGCGAAAAGCCAAATGACAGAGCAAAGCCAAGTGGAAGCGACCAGCCTGACAAACGAGGACATCTTTGCGCTAATTCAGGAAGCACCCGGCATTACAACAAACCAAATTGCCATGAAGCTGCGCGCGAAAAGCAGCGTGATCCTGTCACGGCTCAAGACGCTACAGCGAAAAAATTGTATCGAATCGAAACTTGTTGCCGGGAAAACCAGGTCAGAGCGCGCCTATGTTGCGGTGCAGGGCGCGACATTGGATGCCAGAAAAGCAACGCCGATGCGCGACAAGCTGCTGGCGTATTTGCGCGAAAATAACGGAGCCACGACGCTGGAAATCGCGGATCACCTTGGATGCTCACGTCAGGGCGCTGTTTCTGCACTGGCGCGGGCCAAGCAGGTAGTAAACATCACGGTGGAGCGCCAAGGGCATGGCAATCAGCCCGCGCGCTATTGGGTGGAGGAGGCCGCGCAATGATTAGCTATGTGAAGGGCGAAAGCCCACTGCCAGAATCGCCGGATGTCTATATTTGCACTGAATGTTTCGAGCGCCAAGCGGGTGACGAAATATTGAAAGCGCCGAATCCGTTCAATGATGAAGATACCATCATTGCCTGCCGTTGGTGCCAGCAGATTTGCACGCTTGAAGTGGCTTGCGTGGTGGAAAATTGTCTCAACGAAACTTGCGCGGGAGCGCCAGATAGAGGCGGCTACCGGTATGTTCGCTTGTGCAGCGATCACATCAATTGGGGCAATGAGGCCGCGCAATGACTGAAAATCAGGAAAAAATCCTCGCATCCCTGCGCCAGAGCAACACCGCGTTGACACAGGCCGAGATTGCCAGCGCCACGGGCCACAGCGCAGAGGACGTGCGGCGCGACTGCTACGCGCTCGGGGCACAAGGGCAAGTCGCGTATCGCGGCGGGTATTACAGCATCAGGAGGGCGAAGCGATGACCAGAGACGGATTATTCACACCTCACAGCACATGGGCCGGAGAGGCAAAAGCACGCGCGGCTGCAATGGCAGAGGACCAAGCGACAATCGAGCGGCTGCGGGCAAGGGTCGAGGCGTTGGAGGCGACGTTGGGTGATATGCTTGGCCGTTGGGAGCTTTACTGCGGTGGCCCAGACAACCCACACGGAGGGCGCACCGACGGGAAGCTAATGGAGCAAGCCCGCGCCGCACTAGAAGCCACCACACAGCCACACAGCAAGCCACACAGCGCGAAGTCGGTCCCGCCTAGGGGATGACACCACGACAGGCAGAGAACGCAACCAGAGGACAGGACAGTGCAAATCATCGCATACGGGCGCGCGGGCCACGAATTTGACATCCGCGACGAACTCAAACTGGACGGCTACGCCGCCACAGTGCCGCGCAAGGTCGAGACCGTCAGCAGGGGCAAGGACCGCAAGGCAAAGCTGGAAGACGTGCCGTTGCTGCCAAACTATATCTTCCTGGACATGTCGGTTGACCAGTATCACAGGCTGATACGCTCCGGCGGGCAATACAAGTATCTCGCCAGCACGTTCCAGATTGTTCCGGCGCGGTTGGAAAAGGCAATGACGCTCTGGGCAAACAGCATCGAGGCCGAGGCGCAGCGCGAAATCGACAGGTACAAGCGCGGCGAAGAATTGTCGCTGTTCCAGAACGGCGAAGCGGTCAAGGTCACAGAAGGGCCGTTTGCGCAGTGGCTGGACGGGGCGAACGTGACATTCCGCAAAATGGCGCAGGCGGCGCATGACACATTCCCGCGCGCCGAGGTGGAGTTGGAGCTGTTCGGGCGGGTCACAAAAGTCGAAGTTGACCCGCTCCACGTTCGACGCGCATAGTTGCGTTGCGCCTCATTCCATGCTACAGGTTGTGTCAAGAGCCGATTGCCTGAACATCTCGACCAGCGAGACAATGGGACGGCCAACCCGGCGGCATATCCGGGTAACACCGCAAAGGCCGCGCGCCCTGCGGTGCTACTGCATTTCAGGGACATGACATGGCGCTATCCAAAGACGCCAGGCACCACAGCACAGCATGGCGCAAGCTACGGCTGCACATACTGGCAAGAGACCTCTACGCCTGCCGCATGTGTGGCGTCCTACTCCGAGGCAACGGCAAGACAGCGCCCGAGGTAGACCACATCAGACCGGCAGAGTTGAGACCGGACCTGTTTTTCGATCCCGACAACCTCTGGTCACTGTGCAAGCAATGCCACGGCACCACGGCGCAGGCGATAGAGAAGCGACACCCGAACAACTCGGAAGCCATCGCGAAAGCGAAAATGGCATACAGGCCGGTAGGTCTCGACGGGTATCCGTCGCACAGCCACGCACAGCGCGATGAGACAGCGTAGGCGGCAAGGGTAGCGGAACACATCAACACCGCACTCACGGGCGCACACAGCGGCGCACAGGGCCATCCCAAGGGGTAGGGGTGGCTCAATCTCTAGGGCATCGACCGGCCAAACCTGTCGCGCCG